GACTTTTGGATATAAAATGAGTATATTTGTGTATTATTAATCATTAAAAAAGAAAAAATGAGTAAAACTTTAGATGCAATTTTATCCCAGTATGAAAAAAATACTGAAGATAAAAAAACTACTACTAAGATGTCTAGTGAAGACAGACTGAAGAAGTATTTCAGTGAAAAATTACCGAAAGGTGTTAAGTCACAAACAAAAAGGTTTAGGATATTACCTAACAAAGATGGAAATAGTCCTTTCACCGAGGTATATTATCATGAAAAACAAGTTAATGGTAAATGGGAAAAGATTTATTGTAGTCATTTAAACGATGGCGAACACTGTCCTTTATGTGAAGCAAAAGATGCCCTTTACGAAGATGGTTCTGAAAGAGCTAAAAAATTGGCAAAGGAGTTTATCGCTAGAAAATTCTATGTAGTAAAAGGAATTGATAGAGATAACGAGGAAGATGGGGTTAAGTTTTGGAGATTTAAACATAAATATACTGGTGACGGTATTATGGATAAAATCATACCACTTTTTAAACTTAAAGGTGATATTAGTGACCCTAGAGAAGGTAGAGATTTACTAATGACTACAGGTAGAAATGATAAACAACACAGTGTTGTAAATTCTATTATGGCTGACGATGTTTCTATTTTAACTACTGACAAAGAAAAGGCAAATGTGTGGTTTGGTAATGTAGAAACACATAGAGATGTATATTCTAAAAAACCACAAGAGTACTTAGATATTGTAGCGACAAATAAAACACCTATTTGGGATTCTGAACAAAAGAAATTTGTTGCAGAAGAAGATAAAGAGGAAAAAGAAACTGCCTCTTTGAGTGAAGAGATTAACATGATGAAATCAGAAACATTTAAATCAAAAGATTTGGTGAGTCAAGATGCATCAGATGATGAGGATGATGATGATGATTTCGCACCAACTAGTTTGGATGAGGATGAGGATGAATTACCATTTTAATTATAAACTATGGCTAAGACACCATTAAAGAAAAAAGTATCTGAATTCTCTTCTATAAGAAAGAAATTTTCATCTAGTGATAAGTACAAAGAACAAAAGTACTTTGATCTAGGTGAAGCCTTTCAGAAGTCAACTGGATTACCAGGACCAGCTATGGGTCAGATTAATATGTTATTAGGACATTCTGACACAGGAAAAACTACTGCCTTAATTAAGAGTGCAGTAGATGCACAGAAAAAAGGAATCCTACCTGTTTTTATTATTACAGAACAAAAATTTAGTTTTGAACACGCCAAACAAATGGGGTTAGAAACTGAGTATATTGAAGAAGTAGATGAGAAAACAGGTGAGGTTAGTGCGTATTGGGATGGATTTTTGTTATATAAATTAGGTTTTGATTTTATAGAACAAGCATTTGAATATGTTAATGAAGTATTAAACGCACAAAAGAATGGTGAAATCCCTTATGATATCGTATTTTTATGGGACTCAATAGGAACTATACCTTGTCAAATGAGTTTTGAGGGTAAGGGAGGTAATCAACATACTGCTAGAGTTATTTCTGAAAAATGGGGTATGGGATTGGCTCAGAGAATTACATCATCAAGAAAAGAAAGTTACCCATATACAAATACAATGATATTTGTGAACCAACCTTGGGTAGCAATACCTGATAATCCATTCGGACAACCTACAATTCAACCAAAAGGTGGAAATTCAATTTATTTATCTTGTGCATTGGTATTCTTATTTGGAAACCAAAAAAGTGCTAGTGTATCTAAATTATCCGCAACCAATAAAGGTAGAAAAGTCAACTTCGCAATTAGAACTAAAGTAGGTATTCATAAAAATCATATGAATGGTTTGGGTTACGCTGATAATAAAATATTGGCAACTACACATGGTTTTATCGAAGATGATAAAAAGGCTATAGATGACTACAAAACTGAAAATAAAGATTATTGGGCAGAAGTATTTGAAGGCTTCGGTGATGATGTATCTTTTGACGTAGTAGAAGAAGGATTTATAGATTCACCTGTTGACTACTCAGATGTTTGATTGTTTAACCATTAAATGATGGTTTGTGAAAATCCCAAGTAAAAGAGAAAGTACGTTTCAAAAAACTTTATTAGTGGATGGAGATTCATTGATTAAAACCGCCTATTATGGGGCTAAAGATCTTTACCATAAAGATACCCATATAGGTGGAATTTTTCAATTCCTTACTATGTTAAGAAAAATGATGAATGAATATAAATTTGATAAAGTTTATGTTTTTTGGGACGGTCAATTTAGTGGAAGGTTGAGATATGAAATTTATAAAGATTATAAATTAAATAGGGAAAAAGATTTTTATGTTGATCAACCACCATCTGAACTAGATTTATATCTACAGAAAGAAAGAGTAAAATTTTATTGTGAAGAATTGTTTATAAGACAGTACAGTGATGATATTGTCGAAGCAGATGATTTAATAGGTTATTATGTAAAGAACATCTCAGAAGATGAGAAAGTTGTTATAATGACTAATGATAGAGATATGTGTCAGTTAATAGGTGAGAGGGTTGCAATATACCTAATTAACCTTAAAAAGATAGTGACGAAAGATAACTATTTAGAACACTTCAACCATCATTATAGTAATCTAAAATTAATTAAAATTATATCTGGTGACACTAGTGATAACATAAAAGGGATCACAGGTGTAAGTGAAAAAACCCTATTTAAATTTTTTCCTGAAATTAAAGAAAAAACTTTGACTTTGGAGTATATTTTTAGTAAGATTGAATATATACAAAAGGAAAGAAAAAGTAATTTAAAATCGTTGGACAATATTATAAATAGAGTGACTAAAGGTATTCAAAAAGACAAAATTTTTGAAGTTAATGAAAAATTAATTGATCTGAGTGAACCTTTAATAACTGAAAACACAAAATCTGATATAGATTATTTAATGTCCACAACAATTGATCCTGAAGGTAGAGAAATAAAAAACGTGATAAAGATGATGATGGAAGATGGTTTAATGATGGCGATACCTGGAGGACAAGATGGGTATATAAATTTTTTACAACCATTTTTATCGTTAATTAAAAAAGAAAAAAAATATTATAATAGTTTAAAATGAATACAGTTATGAATACAGTTACGAAAAAGAGTTATCAAAGTTACCCATATGAATTTTTGTTTATGATTAATGGGAATCCAATAGTAGGTAGAAATTTCCCAATCAAAAATTTTAACAGAGATTGTGTTAATTCGATAGAGTTGAGAGATATTATAGACGATGTTGTCGATGTAATTAAATTACACTTCAAAAATAATACATATGAATACCTTTATAAGTATTACAATTATTTTGTGGAGAATAGTGATGATAATACAGAGGTAAAAGATATATATGAAAATGAAGACTTCTTCACCTTCCAAATTAAGTTAGATGGTAAAGTAATAATTGAGAAGATTTTCACTGGAAATGATTTCCCACCTAAAGTAAGATATGATGTGGACATAAGAAAAATAATTCCAAAAATCATCGATACTATCCAAATAGGAATGGGGCAAAAAAATTATACAAAAAATTACTGCGGTTATGAGTTAAGTCATATATTTATTAATAAACAAATCTAAAAAAAGTTATGTCAAAAAATGAAAGTTCTAATTTAGGGTATTTGGGATACAGTTTCCAAGTAAAACTAGTAAAACAATTGGTAGAAGATCAAAAATTTTCGGAGAGTATTATTTCTATAATCGACCCAAATTATTTTGATAATGAGTATATGAGATTGATTGTTGCTAGTGTTAAGAACTATTATGAAAAGTATGAGACCATACCGTCTTATGAAACCATATTTAACCTTATTAAAACAGAAGTAAGAAGAGAAATTACGAGAGAATCTGCAAATGAATTAATAAAAGAGGTTAAAGATTCAGATAATAAAGATTGTTTACACACACAAGACGTTGCCATTAAATTCTGTAAGCAACAGGAACTTAAGAAGGCTACTTTAAAAATTCAAAAAATCTTAGATACGGGAGATTTTGATCGTTACGACGAGTGTGAGGAAATTGTTAAACAAGCTATAACTGTAGGTACAGAAAAAGACGATAGTGTTGATATTTTTCATGCAATTGAAGATGTTTTGTCAGATGATTTTAGGAGTCCTATACCTACTGGGTTAGTGGGGATAGATAACTTAATGGGTGGAGGTTTATCCAAAGGTGAGTTAGGTGTTATTTTAGCAGCATTTGGTGTAGGTAAAACTACATTAATGACTAGAATGGCGAACACCGCTTATAAAATGGGTAAAAATGTCGTTCAAATATTCTTTGAGGATAACCCGAAGGTAATACAAAGAAAACATTTTACTTGTTTTACAGAAGTACCTTTAGGTGAACTTAGTGATAGAAAAGAAGAAGTTGAACAAAAGTTATCTAATTTCCAAAACACACCAGGAAATTTAATTTTAAAGAAAATGCCTAGTGATGGTACAACAATACCACATATTAGACAATATCTTAGAAAATTAATTTCTAACGGTATAAAACCTGATATCATATTCCTTGATTATATTGATTGTGTTCAGCCGACTAAACAATTTAAAGATGAATACAGTGGTGAAGGAAATGTAATGAGACAATTTGAAACTATGATTTCTGAATTAGATGTTGCTGGTTGGACTGCAGTTCAAGGTAATAGGAGTTCAATAGGTGCAGACTTAGTGGAAGCTCATATGATGGGTGGATCTATTAAGAAAGGACAAATTGGGCACTTTATTTTATCCGCAGCTAAAACATTAGAACAGAAAGAAGAGGGACGAGCAACTTTAGCCATACTTAAATCTAGATTTGGTAAAGATGGTGTTGTATTTGAAGACATCTTATTTGATAATGGAACGTTAGTTATTGACACTAGTGATAGTAGAGATGTTACTTTATTAGAACATGATAAATTATCTAAGAAAAAGGATTCTTCATTTATACAGGATACTTTAAATAAAAAAAGAGAAAATTTCAATTAAAGTAGATTTTAAAAAGATATAATGGTTTAAACAATAAGTCATATGGAAATTTACACACCAAAAATTAATAAATAAAAAATTAAAAAAAATTTAAAAATGGAATTAACAAATAGGATTTTATCCGACATTACTGTTTACATGAAATACGCCAAGTATCTACCTGAAAAAAACAGAAGAGAAACATGGGAAGAATTGGTTACTAGAAATAAAGAAATGCACCAAAAAAAATATCCTCATATTAAAGATGATATTGAGGAAGTATATGAATTAGTATACGATAAAAAGATTTTACCTTCGATGAGAAGTTTACAATTTGGAGGTAAGCCTATTGAAATTTCTCCAAATAGAGTTTATAATTGTGCATATTTACCTATTGATCATGTTGATGCGTTTTCTGAAACTATGTTCCTTTTATTAGGTGGAACTGGAGTAGGATATTCAGTACAAAAACATCATGTTGAAAAATTACCTGAAATTAGAAAACCTAATCCTGATAGAAAAAGAAGGTATCTAATCAGTGATTCTATTGAGGGATGGGCAGACGCAATTAAACTTTTGGTAGAATCTTATTTAGGTGTTAAGTCATCTACACCTACGTTTGATTTTTCTGACATTAGACATAAGGGGGCATTATTAGTAACTTCTGGTGGTAAAGCTCCAGGTCCACAACCATTAAAAGATTGTATACATAATATTAAAAAAGTATTAGATTCTAAAAACGATGGTGATAAACTTACTGCGATTGAAGTTCATGATATTGTTTGTCATATTGCAGATGCAGTTTTAGCAGGTGGAATTCGTAGAGCGGCATTAATTAGTTTATTTTCCGCAGATGATAATGAAATGATTTCTTGTAAATCAGGTAACTGGTGGGAATTAAATCCACAAAGAGGTAGAGCTAATAATTCAGCAGTTTTATTAAGACATAAAGTTACTAAAGAATTCTTTTTAGATTTATGGAAAAGAATTGAATTGAGCGGTGCTGGTGAACCAGGAATCTACTTTTCAAATGATAAAGATTGGGGAACAAATCCATGTTGTGAAATAGGTTTGAGACCATATCAGTTCTGTAACCTATGTGAGGTAAATGCGTCAGATATTGAATCACAAGAAGATTTTGAAAAAAGAGTTAAAGGGGCAGCATTTATTGGAACACTTCAGGCAGGATATACTGACTTCCATTATTTAAGAGATGTTTGGAAAAGAACTACAGAAAAAGATGCTTTAATCGGTGTTGGTATGACAGGAATAGGATCAGGTGTAGTTTTAGGTTATGATATGAAAGCTGCCGCTAACGCAGTCAAAGAAGAGAATTCTAGAGTTGCAAAATTAATTGGGATTAATTCAGCAGCTAGAACTACAACAGTTAAACCATCAGGTACTTCATCATTAGTTTTAGGAACTTCTTCTGGTATTCATGCTTGGCATAATGATTATTATGTTAGAAGAATTAGAGTTGGTAAAAATGAGGCAATCTATACATACCTATCGGTAAATCATCCAGAATTAGTTGAGGATGAAATTTTTAGACCACATGATACTGCAGTTATTTCTATCCCACAAAAATCACCAGAAGGATCAATTTTAAGATATGAATCACCTTTTGATTTATTGGATAGGGTTAAAAAGGTATCACAAGAATGGATTAAACCAGGACATAGAGGTGGACAAAATAGTCATAATGTATCTGCAACAATATCTTTAAAAGAGGAAGATTGGGAATTAGCTGGTGAATGGATGTGGACAAATAGGAAATCATATAATGGATTATCTGTTTTACCATACAATGGAGGTACTTACCAACAGGCACCATTTGAAGATTGTACAATAGAAACTTACGATACATTATTGAAATCATTAACTTCTGTCGATTTAACAAAGGTAATTGAGTTACAAGATAATACTAATCTTTCTGGCGAAGTTGCTTGTGCTGGAGGAGCTTGTGAAATTATATAAGATATGAAAGTAAAATGGGGTAATGATATAACGCTAACACATCAAGTACTGTTAGCGTTATATAATATAAGAAAAAATAATTAATTATGAATGTAGGGGCATCAAAAGATTGGATACAACAATTATATGTTAGGGAATTTGGACCTAAATTACAACCTACTGACTTCTATTGGGAAGATGGTAAAATGGTATTGACTGAATCGTACCACTTAAATAGAAAATCATGTTGTGGTAACGGATGTAAACATTGTCCGTTTGAACCAAAATATGAAAAAGGTAATACAAAAATAAGAAAATCACTACAATCGTAGTGATTTTTTTTATACCTTAAATTTATCTGAATAAAGATATTTTATCATTTGTAGATCTTTTTCTGTTAAATAATGATCGTGATCTAATATAGAATTATTCTCTTTACTATAATGATAAAAACCTAACATATGAAACATTTCATGTTTTATTGTTTCACTAAAAGAATTATATTTTTTATTTTGAGTAATGTCTATATGAATATCAACACGTTTAATTGAGTATTTAATAGGTTCAATAAAAGATTGACCAATACTTAACTTAACAAATTCTTTTCTCCATTTAAATTTATTACCAAACTCTGTATCAGTTAAGAAATAAATAACTACATTGGCGGAATCAATATTTTTAACCATACTAATGTTGATAGGTTTTATTAATGGTTTGAAAATATTAATGTTTTCGACTACATCTAATGAATCTTGCTTACTGTAGTTACCATATAAAGATATCTTAATATCCTTATACCATCTATCCCCACCTTCTGTGGCAAGTAAAATTTCTTCTTTAGTAAAAAGATTTTGAGAAAAATCCACAAAAGGATTTAAAAATAATAGGATGATAATTAAATTTTTCATAGTTGTTTTGTATTTATATAAGAACAAATATAATAGTTTTTTTTTAATAAACAAAAATTTTTAAAAGAATATGAAGAATCTTTTTGAAGAGTTGCAAAGAATTAAGTCTTTAATGGTGTATGATAGCACCTCAAATATTAATGAAGTGAGTACTTCCTCAGTTCAAGGGGTTTCATCTAAACCTGCGGAAACTAAAACAAATGATAGTAATAAATCTACAGAAACTAAACCAGAACCTACTACTGAGTTAAAAAAAACAGATAAAAAAGATTGTGTTTATATTACAAACACTGAAAGATATAACACTGAAAGTGATGTAAATACCGAAGTACCTGAAAAATTCTTCCAAAAATTTAAACAAAAAGTAGAAGAACAATTTGGTTTATTTGAAGATGGACAGTTCACTGTTGAGGACATTAATGTATTTGGTGGTGCTAGTAACTACTGGAAAGGTAGTAATAGTAATAAATTTCCTGCGGTAGAACCTAAATATTGTAACGAATATGATGTTAATGTTGGTATAAAATCATTAAAACCTTGGGGTTCGGGTTGTAAGGGTTTTGATAAAACCCCAAAAGCGACATATGATAAAAATGCTACAGGTAAAAAGAAGAATGAAGATTTAGCAAAAAGAAGGGCACAAAAAGTTTTAGATGAACTTACAAATAAAATTGTTGCATACGCTCAACAAAATAATATTAAAGTTGCAGATAATTTTAAACAAGAAGTAAAATCAGTTGAGTCAGGATCAATATATAGTACCGATAAAACTGATACACATTCCAGTGTTATGGCAGCCATTAAAAGTGGTGAATTAAATGCGGGACAATTTGTAATGATTGACGCAATTTTATGTTTTACACCTAATGAACCGTGCCCCAAATGTATGATTAGGGATCCACAAACAAAAAAATGTAAATGTAAAGAAGGTTTAACAGAAAAAGATGGTAAATGTTTTTGCCCTAACGGTAAAGAAGCTGATGAAAATTGTGAATGTAATAGTTGTCCAGATCCTTGTATGACATTTAATAAAGAAACAAAAAAATGCGATTGTCCAGAAGGAATGACATTCAACGAGGAGACAAAAGAATGTGATTGCCCTAAAGATTTTAAAAAGACAGATGATTGTAGATGTGAAAAAATACCACCAAGGGAATGTCCTAATAAATGTATGAAACTAGACGATAACGGTGAGTGTAAATGTCCTGATGGAATGAAATACAATGAGGAGACAAAAGAATGTGATTGCCCTGAAGGTAAGGTAAAACCGATTGAGGGTGCATGTAATTGTGTTACGCCAAAACCACCTTTAAAATGTGGATATGAAGGTAAAAAAGAAGGTGCGAGAGGTACGAAACAAAATAACTTTGTTGCGGCAACACTTGAAAGTACTTTCCCTGCAGGTGCTGGCGATACTTTAACAATATCGTTTGATTCTTTAGTTGTTCCAGACGCATTTTATGTTAAGTATGGTGATCAAGAATATTTCAGTGGATTTAGGGGAGACGTTTATAATTTAGAATATAGACAAGTCGCCTTAAGTATCGAAGAAAGAAAGAAAATGTTACCACTATCATCAAACACAGTAAAAGAAATGATTAAAAAATCTTTGGCTGATGGTGACAATGACTATAGCCAAATGGAGAATGGTGTAAGAAACTTTGTAGGTGAATTAATTATTTACAAAAGAACTGAAGGATTATTACAAAGTATTAATACCGCAATTAAATCTAAAAAGGGTAAATTGAATGTTACTGATATATTTAAAGATGGTGATGCTGAAGCTGAAAAAATTACAGATGATATTATTAACACAGGTAATATAAAAGATAATATTATTAGATATAAACCTATTATGAAATCAGGTGCCACTTTTAAAATAGAAAAAGAAACTGAAAATTTTGATATAATCATATTGGTATTTTCACCATTAGATAGAACGATATTTAACATATCAGTTAAATGTGAGTAATTTTAATTATTATTTTAATATTTATTCTCAAAAATTTTATAGTATTATATTTATATACATATGGCAAAGACTAGGTATATAAATATAGATTTCCCTTTTAGAGATAGTGATAACGGTTTTTATTTTAAAATGAATAAAACTGATAAAGATGCTATTAGATCAGATTTATTGCATTTACTTCTAACAAATAAAGGAGA